AGTTAACTGCACCATCTACATCCACCACGTCTAGGTTAGTTGTGCCATCTACATCAAGATCGCCATTAAAGTCTGCATTACCAGCGAGTGTTAACGTAGAAGCCATGTCTACAGCACCATCAATGTCCACGACATCTAGGTTAGTTGTGCCGTCTACGTCTATGTCACCACTAATATCTAGTGCTGTACCAATAAGTGTTTGTGTAAATGTAACTTGTCCATTTGAAGCAATAGCAATAGCATCTGCATCTCCAACAGAACCAATTTGTCCATCATTAGCAATAGTAATACCGCCACTATGAATATCTCTACCAGTAAAGGTTGCTACACCATCAACTTGAAGAGTAGTTGCCATGTCTACTGCACCATCAATATCTACTATGTCTAAGTTTGTAGTGCCGTCTACGTCTATGTCACCTGAGATGTCTAGTGAGGCAAATACAGATGTGCCTGTGCCTGTAACAGTACCACCTACACCTAAGTTACCAGCTACAGTTACATTAGTTGTACCAGTAGGTATTTCTATTACATCAGCATCAGCGTCATTCTTAATTGTTACATCGTTGGTGCTACCTTGGCCTGTAAGTATTAACCCTTCAGCAGCAGTGTAACCTATAGCTGCCGCATCTCCAGCGGCTGTGTCACCTGCCACATTTAAAGTGTTTGTTACAAATACATCTCCAGCGAAATTAACTTCTGTAAGTAAATCGTGAACCACGCCACCCGAACCCAGACCATCCGTTGCAATAACCTTGGTCTGTCCTGCTGGAATCGCTACATTAGCACCGCTACCACAAGTAAACGTTAGTGTGTAGCTGGTTGCGTTATACATGAACCAAGTTTTGGAACTTGTGTTTGGCAGAAGTGTAACCGTACACGCTTGACCGCCACCTGTTAGTTTTAACCCAAGGCACCTGTCTGCGTCTAACGCACCGTCCGCAATTGTAATGTTATCTGTTGAGGCGTTTGCAATGGCTCTGGTTCCCCAGGCTGTTGCTTGGCCTATTATTTCTAAGTTTGTATTTGTTGTATCACCCCATGTACCAGATTGCTCTCCTGAACCTATTTCTTCTAGTCTGAGGTTATTAACGTATGTACTAGCCATTTTGTAATTCCTATGCTGCTATAGTATTTTTATATTCTACGGTTTCCCAATTCGGAGTTTGAGAAGGAGTTACATTATTGTAACTCGGATTTTGATTTGGCACAAGCTCTTGATAATTTGCGTTTTGATCTGGTATTATTTGACCCCATGTTGCTCTTAAAGAACCTATCACCCCTGTGCCACTAACACCTGTGACTGAAACAGAAGCATCTCCTGTAATAGTTACAGATCCAACTGCCCCAGTGGAAGAAACGCCATTTAAAGTCTCAAATGTATTACCTAAAGCGGATGTTGCTGCAACACCCGTGACGGAGATATTTGCTTCACCAGTAACGGTTACAGAGCCAACGCCACCAGTAGCACTGGTTCCCGTAACACCAATTACACCGTCTCCAGTAGTTGCAACACCAGTAATAGCTGTAGTAGCTGTTACCGGGAAGGCAACATTAGTGTTCCATGTTCCAGTATTCCATCCCTGTATAGAGCTGTTCCACCCTTGGAATGCTGCAACATTATTGATAGACATTAGGCGATCCTAATTATCGCATTACTCGCATCAGCTGTTGGAAATACAATTGTAAAATCACCAGAACTTGCTGCTTTGTCTGCACCAAAGTCTAAGATACAAACGCTAGGGTCTCCAGACGCTGAATCATTAAATATCATAGCACCTCGAACAGCTGATATAGTTACGTTTGAAAAAACTTCATCTGCAAAATCAGTAAACGCTGTTGTGCTACTTGTTGTTGGATTAACGTTCCCAAGTGCTTGTCCTTTAGCACTATAGTTTGTTCCACTTATTTCATTGCTAGTTGTGTATGCAGTAGTTGCTGCTGTAAAACTTGCACTATTGGTGTACAAAGCAATGTTAAAAGTATTGCCCCCAGAAGCTAAGAAGTTATGTTTTGCTTCCATTAACTCCTGTTTAAATGAGGTACATAAAAAATTACCAGTAAAAGCCATCACATTCTCCTTATATATTCTGCTAGTTTAGGGTTTCCAGAATCTCTAATTGCGTTATATACAGTAGTTCTATCACTTTTAATAGCCTGGTGCATATAATTTGCAACTATTGCTTCTAATTCTTTTCTGTAAGCGTTAGCTTGGTCTCTAATAGCAGGTGGAGCATTATCAGAAATTCCTATAATTCTGTTAACGCAACGAACCGCTACTTCTTCTGGAGTAAAACCTCTATTATTAGTGGTTTCTACTGTTACAGAAAAGTCATTTGACATACTAAGTGAATTTGTTAACATTATGTTTTCTGCCTTATAATTTCACCAGTTCTGTATTGATCTGTTACTTCTTTAGCTTCTCCAAGATTTTTCAACCTTGACATTGCCTCTGCAAATCTTGAGCTATACATAGCCATAATATCTTGCTCCTCCTTCATATAAACACTTGCTTCTATTAAAGTGCCGTATAACAACGCTATTTCAGCATTTTCACTCAACCAACTAATAGTTGTGTCAGCTCCAGTAGAGGTTACAGTCGTTGTTGCTCCACTTGTTGCTCCAGTAATTGTTTCTCCATCTGTAAACGTACCAGAAGGAACTAAAATCGTAAACGTAGTAGAAGTTGGAATAGCTTTAATAGTAGAAACTACACCACTTGTTGCGCCAGTAATTTTTTCACCGTTTGTAAAGCTCCCAGTTGCCCCTACTGTTAACGTTAATTGGCTTTCAGTTAAACTAGCTGGTCTGTAAAAATAACTTAATGTAGAAACATAAGAACTATCAGGTGTTGGCCCAATGAGAAAATTATCAACATCAAATTGTGCATAATATTTTGGCGTACCAGTTGTTGCTGGATTTGGATTATAACTTTCAACAAAATCTAAATCTTTAAACATTAAAAACTCAAAACTACTGCTATTTGTAATGCTTAAAGAAAAAGGTGCTAAAAAATCACTAGGAACAGCTAAATATTTATTTCCTGAAGTCATATTACCAGCTGCATTTTTTTTAAAAACATTTAATTGAATGGATTTTAAAATACGTTCCTCAGATAATTCTACAAAAGTACCCATATTAGCAATAAAAGATGTTTCATTGTTTTGAGTGTAATTTTGCACTGCTTCTCTTAATGTTGTAAATGTAAAACTCATGTTGTTGTCACCGTAACCTCTCCTACTGATCCAGTAGAAACTAAATTATTGTCTGGAGTTATTCCTGGTATATCTAAAAAACCAACAGGATCAAACCCATACTGTAATGATCTTTGTTCAGTTAAATTTTGTTCTGGTCTTGGATTTCTTAAAGCTTGAGGATCTGGCCTTGTTCTAATTGGTTCTAATTGAGGATGTTTAGATTCCCACTCATCTTTTCCAACAAGTAAACCTGTCCATTCTTTACGCATATCTTTAAGTCTGTATCTGAAGCCAGAACGGTCTGATATACCGTATGCTCGTTTATTTGAGGCATACTTAGACATATCTATAACTTCTCAATTGAGGTGAGACTTGAAAAGAAGATCTATCTCTATCTTCATCCATGGCTCTACCTAGTTCTTCTTCGTACATTGGTTTTAATAAAGGTATTCTATCAGGAGCCTTTTTAACCGCTATATAATAAGCCAAGCCAGCTGCTAACGCTGGATAAAATCTAAAAGGAACTTGAACAGTATTTACGAATGTATCTGCATCGTCTAAACGAATTAAAGCATCGTAATATATAACATCTGTGCTATTATCTGGCAAAGGCCACAATTTTAAATTTGGTGTTATTTGCCTATCTAAAAAATATTGGGTAGGTCTGCTTTGAGTAGATTTTGTAGGAATATTTAAATAAGCGTCTCTACTTATTCTGTCTAAAGAATAATCTGTGCTATCTCTTTGTATTACTAAAGATAAAATATCTATTACATCGGCACTTAAATCATACTGACCATCATTGCTTGTAACAGTGAAACTTCTTTGTGCAATCGTCCATTGATTGATACCCCTGTTAGCCCAATCAGCGAATAAAAGGTTCATAGAGCGTTTAGCAGTTTTTAAATCATAACCAGTTCTAACTTCTAAACCACAACGTTCAAAAGCTTCTTCAATATAATCTGCTACGTCTAATTCAAAATTTTTGGATCCTGATACAGTCATGTTATTCCTCGTTATAAAGGTTATCGAAAACCTTGTTAACATCTAGTGTATAGTCTAAATCACTTTTTGAATAGTGTATATGTTGAGATGGTTTAAAATCAGGAGCGCCTTCTCCTGTTTGAAACCAAGCAGGGTGAGTTACACGCACACGATTATTAGGTAACGCAACAACATTACCTGTCCATTCCCCAGCATCTAATAGCTGAAGTACATGGTTTTGTTTATGTTGCGCTGGGTCATCTGCTATTTCTGATTCAGTGTAGTCTACAGTAAATAAATATTTTGCAGGATACATTTGACCATCTATTTTAGCCATCCAAGGGCAAGGAGTAGTTCTATCCATAACATAAACAGAGTTATAATGAGAGGCACAATCCCAAGGTTGTGCATCGTATGTTTCCATTGGCTCAGGCCATTCTTCTAAAGGAATGTCACCAACAAGCGCAGTTATGGGCATACGCGCCCACATAGCACCACCATGTACTGTGTCTTCTTTTTCTCCTTCAGCCTCATTCCCAGTGAATATAACCTGAAAACTTAAACATCTATTCGGTATTGTTGTCACACCAATAACCATAGCATGAAGAAATTCGCCGTGATAATTCTCATGGTTGTGAGTGTATTCACGACGAACCCATGCTTTAAAATAAGGTATATTGCTGTGCAAATAAGCCATACTTTATTTTTTAACTATTTTATAACCAGAAGGAAGAATTGCTCTTGCTGCTGTAAGTGATTTTTTACCGCCAGCCGCACCGCCTTTTGTCATGCGACGAACTTTTTTACCACCAGCAGCCCCACCTTTGGACATACGACGAATTTTCTTACCGCCCGCTGCTCCACCTTTAGACATACGACGAATTTTGCCACCAGTTCTGTTTCCTTTTTTCTTCATAGCCATGATAAACTCCTTATGATTGGCTTACAGCGCCTTTTGTACGCTTTCTTCGATTAGACATTACTTTACCGCAACCCCTTGCAACAGCAGTTTTTGGTATAGTTTTGCCATTAAATTTACGTTTAGACTTTGTTTCAACAACACCGCCATTGTTCATATTGCGAACTTTTGCTTTTTTAGTGTTGGAAACTACAGTTTTACCTTTTGCTCCTGCTGCTTTTTTCTTACGAGCAGTCTTGGCTCTTTCTGCTTTAGAGAGACTTTGAGCTTTTTTACGAGGCAAACATCGGTCAGGGTTCTTCTTATCTTTAGAAGTACCACACTTACCTTTTATCTTCCCATCAGTACCGATGCGAACCCAATCTTGTTTTACCCAATCTTTAAGCGCACCCATTAGCTTTTCTTCTTTTTCTTGCCCTTTGCGCCTTTAGCGTAATTAGGGTCTTTGCAGTATTTAGAAGCCGCCATATTTGCATAAGCTGAAGGATAAGTATCAAATGTTCTTTTAGCCCATGCTTTTCCAGAAGGGCATATTTTACTACCTTTAGATTTTTTTGAAGCGGCTCCACCCTTTCTAAAATAAGTTAAACCTCTAGGCATATCATCTTTTTTTTGAGGTGGCTTAGTAACTTGTTTTTTCATTTTACTACGACTTATTGCCATTTAACACTTCCATCTTTTACGAGCTTGACGCAAACGACTATTAGGATCTTTAGCCGCTTTTGGAAACTTTTTCATTTGACCCGCAGATCTAGCGCAGTAAGATTTACGTCTTTTAGCTGCTTTACTTCCGGGCTTTACCTTACCAGTAACAGCTGTTTTTAATTTGCTACCAGGGTTTTTTCTTCGATAAGCTTTAACACCAGCTTTTGTCATTCCCGCCCCAGACTTTGTGGGACGGAAATTTTTCTTATTACGTTTAGGCATTTCGCCTTTTTTAGATTTAGCCATACTCTTTCCGCATAGACATAATTACTGTATAGGTATCTGCACTGGTATGACCTACAGTTGTGAAAAGAACATCTCCATCTTTTCCGCTACCAGCATTGTTAGGCAAACCACCAAATTTGGTGTAATCATGGTTACCACTTTGATTTTCACCTAGTTCAATACAAAAAACATTAGTTGAAGCATTCCAAAGTATTTGAACCTTCATTCCAATGCACTGCCACCATATTTCCTCTATGACAACACCTGTACAAGCATCGCCACGAGAATTTGTAGCTAAAGCACTTACATCAACTTTAACAACCGCAGATTCACCAGAGCCATCAGAAATATTAGTAAATTTTTGAACTACTTTTTTATCACCATCTATGAGTGTCTGCGTCGCTACAGCATCAGCCATATTATTCTCCTTTATAAAAGTGGTAGGGGTTTCCCCCTACCTTAATTAGAACCTTTTATTACTGGTCGGCAAACGCAGGTGCAGTCGCACCTGTAACAGTTCCAAAGATTTGATAGTTTGTAGAATCTTTACCAATAATTGTAACATCAAACCCAGCAGGGACATTTAGTTGAATACTGCTATTTGAGTTACCATCAGAAAATACTGCACTTACTTCATTATCAGTGTCTAAAAATGTTACTCCGCCAACATAAAAATTAGTATTGCTTGGTGTGACAATTATCGCATCTGTTGCATCAGCCGCACCACCTGCATAAACAAATCTAAAAACAGATCCAGCAATTGGCGCTGGTAATGTATAAGTATTATCTTGACCACCATCTGGGACAAGCAAAACTCTTCCACTATGAGTGGCGTTAGTTAAGGTTACGTCACCATCTGAAAGACTTACAGGGCCATCACCTATTGTGGTAACCTCTGTAATTGTTCCAGTAGTAGAATCCTTGCTTATCGTTTTAAGTGTGGTTTCAGAGCGGACTGGACCGCTAAATGTTGTATTAGCCATATCAATCTCCTTGTCTTGGCAAATGTCAATCGCCCAATGCGACTGTCAAGGTATCTTTACGATACACCACCTTTTAACAAAAAGAAAGACTCTTTTATTCGCTTGATTTTTCTTTAAGAACCAATCCAAATATAGCACAAACTATACCTGCCCAAGTTAATATTGGCAGTGTTAGTAGAATGCCCAAACCAACACCAACGACAGCCGCAGCTCCATAGCTTGAAGGCTCTTTTAATCTTCCTTTAATCCAATCCATAATTTTCTCCTAATTAAGTTAAAAAAAAGGCGACATAAAGCCGCCTTTTTGATTAATTAACAAAAGCAATTAAGCTCCTGGTGACCCAAATACACAACGAGGATCACTGAATCCAAACGAGTAACGCTCACGGGCTTTAAACCGCATGTTACCTGTATCGAAGTCAGCTTCCATATTTGTACGCATTGGTGAACGCTCAAAATGTTTAAAGCCATTTGGAGCATCTGTTTTAATGAAGAATGCATCAGGATCTGTTAAAAAGTGATTAACAGTATATCCTTCTGGAACCATTCCCATATTTTTCACTGCATTGATATCATTGTCAGCTGTGCTAGGACGTAAAGTTGATTCTAGCAAACGATCTGCAATAAATTGCAACTGAGGTGGAATTATCATTTTTGCTCCACGAAGGGCAATAATCATATTTCTTTCATCTACAAAAGTTGAAATATCAATCAAAGCATTTTCTAACGATGTTTCGTTAAGATCAGCTGGAGTTGATGGTTCGTTTGCAAATGTACCACCCATACCAAGTGGATGAACTAAAGAACAAAGTTCTACGCCATCTCCACCAGTGAAGCTTGAGTTAAATGCATTATTTAAAACAGCAGCCGCTTTAACCTGCTTGGTGTGTGCCATAGATCGGGCAAGAGCCTTCGTATAACGCGCACCAAGACGATCATATAGATTATCTTCGATTGCTTCTTCAGTTAATGCAAAAGCCAAAGCGACGGTTTCATGCGAATAACGAGCAGTGTATGCTTCGTTAGCGTCATCAAAATCGACCCCAGCTCCCTCAGTTTTTGTTGGAGCGTTGCCAAATCCAACTAACATCACTTCTTCTTCGAAAGCTCGATCCGAGGATTCTGTATCAAAGATTTCAGCGTGTTCGCCTTCATAACGAGCATACTCCATTCCGAACAAGGCATTGAGGCCCGGCTCTAGCTCTTTAACGAGTTGTGAACGTGATATAGCCATAACTCAATCTCCTTATGCTAACCCAGCGCCTTTGACGCCGAATATATGGTTTTGAATGACTACTTTTACATTCGTATTTGCTGATGCCACATCGCTATTCTCAGGATCTTGAGAAATATCAATAGCTTTTAGAGAAAGCGAAGTTGCAGTTCCTCCATCAGTTACTTTCAATTCAGCACCAGATATACCTGTTACGGTACTTCCAGCACTTGTATATACGACATCAAAATTACCCAACAAATCTGCAATTGGAAATGCCGCATCTGCTTGAATTTCAAAAACAACCATAGGGTCATCAATGATAAAAGCAATGATATCAGAAGCATTAGTGCTTGCAGGGTAATAGTTACTAAATGTTACCTCACCAGATGTAGGATCTGTGTAAGTGCAACCGTTGAACACACCAACAATAGGTACTGTTCCGCCATCGGCGTGTATCTCTACACCACCGCCAGTGACTTGCATTACCATGTCACCTTGGAAGATAGATGTACCGTAGTTTGCGGCGATTCTGTATCGGTTTTGTCCACCAGTAAAAGGGGTTCCCCCTATTCGACCAACAGGACGTAAACCGAAGGCAGCATCTTGATTTGCCATTTTTACTCTCCTTCAGAGTTCTTTGCTGTATTTCGGACTGAGCCGAAGCTTACAGAGGATTTACGTTGTGGAGCAAGTTTAGGCATGGCTGGATTGTTTTCACGCATCCAATCACGATCCACTGCTTCCATTTGATTTTTAGAGACACCTTGATAGTGCCTATTCCGCTGCTCTGCCATTTCGACGGGGATACGAGCGAGAACAAGACCACCAACACCTATAATGCCAGCGTTTCTTCCCTCATCTACTATTGGTCCTACATAATCTGGGTATTCCTCTGCGCGAACAAGGTCCCATCCTTCCTGCCGTTTTTTATGAACGTTAGTTTTATCGTCGAATTCCATTACGGATTCGCGTATCCAACGGTGTTTATAACCAATTGGGGGTTCTGGAGCGTCTAAAGCTGATCCTGGACGCCATGTTTGAGATCTTTGTGTATTCTCCCGCGTTGTTGTATCGCGTGCTGTCCTATCTGCCATTAGTCTCTCCTCTTTTCTAATTCAGCCACTTCTTTTGCATATAAATGAAGAGGAATCCTCATTTTCTTAGCAAATGCGACTTGACCCGGTGTTAATTCAACCGACTTTTTCCGCCCACTTTTTAAAGACCGTCCGTTACCAGACGAAGGAGTGATAGCCTGAGCGCTCTTCTTATCATCCTTTGTAAATTTATTTGGTATTTCAATACGCAATCTTTTGTCAATTTCAGAATAATATTCTTTACTTGACGGATCATACGCTTCTTCTAAAACTAATTGTTCATGTATTGCTTGCGCTGCGCGAGTCATTACACGATCTTTTCCAAACCATTCATTATTAGAAAGCCATTCTTTAAGTTTTGGATCTTCTTGTGCTTGATTAACTGGAGCCTGTTGCACTTGTTGAGGCTGCTGCGCTTGCATTTGTTGTTGCTGTTGCGCTGCTTGTTGATTTGTAGCAGCACGCGCTTTTTGAATTCTTAATCTTTCTTTTTCTATTGCTATTTGAGAAATTGCAGCTTGTGCTTCTGCCATTTTCTCAACATCACCAGCTTCATGCGCGTCTGCATAAGCACGTTTTGCTTGAGTTTCCTGAGAAACAACACGACCTTCGTACTCATTCATGTAGCCTTTATCTAAATTTCCCAACCTTTGTTTTAACTTTTGGTTTTCTAATTCTTTTTGTTGGGCGTATTGATAGGCTGCTTGAGCTTCTTCTGAAGCTTGCTTACGTTTAGCCGTTAGCTGGTTTATTCGACGTTGAACATTGTCACTAAAGGACGCTAGTTCTTCATCTCCATCTGAAGTTTTAGAATCTTCACGAACATTTGTTCGGGTTTCTTCTTTTTCTTCAGTAGATGCTTCAACCTCATCTGAAGTTGTTTCTTCTTCTATTTCAACAATAGAAGAACCATCTTCTTTAATTTCTTCTTCACGAACTTCTTCATTCATAGCCATTTTTCCTGCTCTCCTGTTCTTTATACATATGAAATGTCTGTGGGGTCAAGTATTGTTGCAATAATATTATCGTCATTTATGATACGAACCTCAAGTCCGTCCACTTTGAACCTATTTCCACTATATCTTCCTATAAGAACCCATGACTTTTCAGAACACCACGAACCACTTGGGAACTTTTGGGCGTCTTTATAGGCATCAGGTCCTAATTTAACGACATAAGCAGATACTGTTGCAAAACTTTCCTTTTCCCTAATAGCGTCAGGAACAATAATGCCCCCTTTTGTTTTTGCGCTGGGATAGTAAGGAATAATCAAAACCCTATAACCAGTAGGCTGTGGAAGTCTTTCCAGGGCAGATGGCTCTAAATTAGAGGGGTCACTTTCATTTTTATTTTCTTCCTTCTTCTTACCAAATGCTGTTTCTAAGGGCTTTGGTAGTTCTGAAGAAACTTTTTTGTCTTTTGCCGCTGCTCTTGCAACGTGTTCTGGGACGAATAATTTTTTGTTAGTCATCGTCAAGCTCTATACCTTTCATCGCGGTTTTAATTTCGTCTTCAACGTAGGCCATTCCGCGTATTTCGCCTACAACGTACCGATATTCTTCAAATGATTTAATCGAATTGTCCGCAAGCTTATTTTTTAATCTACCATCGCGCTCACGAATACTTTTTAGTAGATAATCTGCTAAACTTATAGCTTCCATAGTACCTCCTGAAGATAAAATATAGGATCTTTAGGGAAATACAAGTAATATTACCACAAAATTATAAAATACCTTTAAACCTCTGGGTTCTTGATATTGGACTAAACTTTTTTATCGCTCCGCCCAGCGCTTTTTTTTGCACTTTTTTTCGCTTTAGCTTTTGGTTTTGTTTTTTTGACTTCTTTTTTTGGCTCAACGCTATCGCTACTGCTTGCTTCTGAGGATACCCCTCTGATATCAGCTTGGACACGTTGTATGCTATCGTTTGCGGACTCGACCCCTTTTTCAACGGCACTTTGAACACCTCTTTTTGCTGTTCTTATTTGGTCTATAATTTTTTGTCTTACAGAAGAAACCATTAATTCATTCCCTTTTGTCTAGCATTAAATTCAGCAATGTCTCTTTGAGTTTGAATGCGATCTTCTGCAATTCTAGTTTTGTCTTTCAACGCATCTTCTGAAATATCAATACGCTGTTGAGCAATAAGAGTATCATTACGCTCTTTTTCTTTCTCCATTTCTTGCCTTGCTACAAATTCACTATCTTTACGTTGTAAATCAGCAGCTTTAATTTGCAATTCCTGTTGCCTAATTGCAACAAGAGGATCTTCTTGTGGTGGTGGTGTTACAGCTTGCGCTAACTGTTCTGTTGTTTCTGCAATGATTTGTGCTGCAATTTTATCAATTTGTGGTTTGATTTGTTGCATCATCATTTCCATTTGCTGTGGATCTTGTTGCACTTCAGGTGGAATACCCTGCATAACCTGTGCTTGTGCTTGCGCTTCTGACATAAGGCCAATGTGTTCTTGAATATGACCTTGAAGAGCCATAACAGCATTTGGGTTCATTTGAACCGCAGATGTAGCCATAACAGCTAAATGTGTTTCTATATGTGCCTGATGGTCTTGCTCTGGAAAAGCTTGCAATGGTTGGCCCATAAGAGCGTTTTGGTTTTCTTTTGCAGCATTAACAGGGGGAGGCGGTGGCGGTGGAGGCGGCAATATAGCCTCAATATTAGTTACACCTAAAGCCTCATACATTTTTCTGTATGCTTGATAAAGTCCTTGTGGTCCACCATGTATTTCTGGATTAGACTGTACTAACTGCAATTCACTTTGAGCCAATGCAATTCTTTGCGACATAGAGAATATATTAGGATCACTGGCTGGTAAAACATCTACACGTTGATCAAAGTCTTGTGCTTTAATTTCTGGGCCTACCTCCATAGACGGAGCGTAAGGATAAGGCTGCAAGCCCTCACCAAATATCTTAGCTAGTAATTTAAATTCTATCTTTTGCGAATAATGCAATCTCTTATGAATTGCAGACATAACTTTTGTACCACGCTCCATAATCGCCATTGTTGTGCCAACAGGTGTTTCACCACCCATCTCACCTATTTTTAAATCAGCCATAGAAGCAAATCTACGTCCGGCATCGACCAAAGTACCTAAAAGATTGTAAAGGGTGCCTGACGGCTCTTTAAACGGCAGTGGCATAAGAGAACCGCGTAAGTCTCCGCCCACTACATCAATGTCTCTAAACTCTCCTGGTTGCAATGGATCGTCATCGTTTCGAATACGAGCGCCACGCGCTTTAAACCCTGCTGGTAAGTTAGCCAATGTACCAGCGTCAATAAGCTGACGTAAAATAGAGGTAGAAGCTTGAGCTAGACCGCCAATCATATGTGTTAAGCCAAGGCCATAAAAACCAAGACCAGGCAAAAACTTATAATGAACAAAATATTGTTTCTGACGCTTCATAGGTTCTATTTCATCATAGTTGCGTCTAATGCTTAATATCTCATTGTTATCTTCAAGAATAGTTACAATGTAAGGGAGTTTTAATCCTGTTTGCTCTTGATCCATACCAACATCTTCAAAACCCTCTAGGTCCAAAGATGTATGTATTTCGTATAAAACTAAATCACGAGATGCGTTAGAAGGATGTACGCCCTGAATGTCATCAATTGACTCAGTAACTTCATTTGAATCTGACTCACCATAACCATCTTCAGGAATATCAATATCGCTATAAAAACCAGCTAACTGCAGCTTTCTAACTTCGTTTGAATCCATAGATATTCTATGCGTAATGCGTGGAGAAGACGCTAAGTCTGTCGCTCCATAAGGAACAATAAGATCTTCAGCGTGAATAAACTTACTTACGGCACGCTGCTTTAAAGGATCAAAATAAACTTTCTTAAATGTAGACCCAATTACAGGAAGATAAAAAAGCATTTGATCTAACTCAGGGTCATACTCTTCCATCTCATAAGTAATCATATAATTCATATAATCTTTAACACGCTCTGCTTGCTTAACAAGCATTTCGTTCTGCGCTCCAATAACTTGCGCTCGAACAGGCCCAGAAGCTGGAAGTAGCTCACGATAAGCTTGCGCTTGGAATTGCGTAACTGATTCAGCCAATAGCGGGTGTATTACCCCAGAAGCACCCTCAAAAGGTTCTGTTCTGTCTTCTGTTTGCATTCCTAAAAACTCAAGACCCTTTTTATAAGTGTCTTCCCAGTCTTCTCTTGAAGACAAGTCGTCTAAAATAGATCCAACAAGATCTGACGATAGCCGTCCAAGAGCGTCTTCTTCCATAACTTCTGCTAAATTACCATCAAAAGGAATTTGCGGAGGAGTATCTTCTGAAGATTCATACTCGCCAATAACGGCGCTGCCGTCATTAAATTCAAAAACACCTGGGTCAGCAGGTATTTCAGTCACCTCAACAGGAACTTGTTGGTTTGGTACTACAGGTATTTCAGGTACACCGCCTGGACCCATATTATCTTCAATAGCCATTTAAATCTCCTATATAGGTGTTGAGGTGAAATTGCATCCGCCAACTATGACTGTAGGGAGGTAACCACTCATAGTTATCTTACTCCACCCCAACCTCGAAACTTGAAACATTAAAAATCCTTTTCAAGTATTATTTTACGCCAGAAAATCTGGTTCCACGCAAAGCAGCGCCACCACCACGAGCATTACCCGCACCAGTTCCGCCCTCAATTGGAGCCTTTTTCACTTTCTCATAAGATTGAGTCATAACACCCATTTTATTTTGGCTGTTGCCATCTGTGGGTGTCTTAGGTGTCTTAACCATACCGCTATCTTCTTTCATTACTTTACTCCTTTAAAATTACCACCACGACCAGCCATAACACAACCGCCGCCTTTATACTTTTTAACTTTGCCTTTTTTAACCTCACCACCATACATCATGCCTTGAGGTCTAGCTCTTGGCCTAACAGATTTTGTAACGCCCCTACCTAATGCCATATTAATCAAGTCCATGTCACGATTAGACAATGTTTTGCCAGATTCTTCTGCTTCCATTGCAGAAGCTCTATTGCCACGGGCAACAGCTTCTCCCTCTGCCATCTCTTGTAAAAGTCGCATAATCAATTTACTAGGATTAACATCTGCCATCTTATTCTCCTTTAATAATACTCTCTGCGTTTGCTATAAGCATATTCATCGTCGTCATCATAATCGGTGGGCGTTGTAATAAAACCACCTTGTCTAAATCTTAGTATAGCCTGTGTCATCGAATCTGCCAAGTCATCATGTTCACCATTGGGAAAAGAAGCACATTCTTCCATAACTTCATCAGCAAAATTCGTATCAGGACACCAAACCATTCCACTTTCAAACACAGGAGCGCAAGAATGCATCCTCGTAAACTTGTCTGCACCACGGCTCGGAGTAAAAGGCGTTACAGGAATACCAATCCGGCGCAACTCTTGCGTCAACGGCATACCAGACCCCTTCTGCTCTATCAAAACCATATCAGGCTCGTACAACTTGTAAAGCTCATTTGCTTCATGCTTGAGTTGTGGGAACTCCCAACGCCCTTTAACAGCGTCTAAAAGCATAATATGTTCTTCATTTGTCTCATCTTCAGTAAAAATACCCCAAGTTGTAACAGCAGAGTAGTCAGCTCTGTCGCTCTTACTAAATGCCGTATCGTAACTTTGAATAATGTAGCTGCAAGGGGGTGGATCTTCCTTATTCCACATCTGCCACCACTCTCTTTTAATGATTGCACCCTCTTCAGCAGTGGGATTTTGCATATATTGAGCATTCCATTTAGCAACAGGAATAGAAGCTTTTACGCTCTCTAACTCCTCTAAAGACCAGTATTCAGGCCATAAAGAGGTTCCAGAGGGCATAATTGCAGGAAATTCCACTATATCCCACTTATCTGCACCTTTTTCGCTCTGTTTTTGCAAAACTTTTGCCGTTAAGTCCCTAATAGACCATCTTGTCATCACAATAATGATTGAACCGCCTGGCTGTAAACGCTGTCTTGGGCCAGAAGTGTACCATTCATAGATATTATCTAGCGCAGTAGCGCTTAAAGCGTCTTGCTCAGACACTGGATCGTCAATAATAGCCAAATCAGCACCACGGCCAGCCAAAGCACCGCCCACACCAACCGCGTAATACTCCCCACCGCCGTTAGTACTCCAACGACCAGAGGCTTTTGCGTCTGATGCAAGCTTAACATCAGGAAAAATGTCCCTAAAATCCTCGCTATCAATCAAATTCTTTACTTTTCGACCAAAACCAACAGCTAATTCAGCCGTGTGGGTCGCTTGAATGATTTTTTTAGTAGGATCTCGTCCCATAAGCCACGTTGGGAACAAATAAGAGGCAAATTCGCTCTTAGTACAACGTGGCGGCATATTAACAATAAGCCTTTTTATCTTACCATCCGCCACAGCTTGCAACTTTTCAGCATAAACCTTGTGATGACGCCCCTCAATAAACTGAGGCCACACATGATTTACAAAAGACATGAAATCTTTTTGTTTTTCAACCCTATCGTCCAACGTCGTTAGGCGTTCTAACATAGGAGCTACTGTAGCAAGTTCCTCATCCGTTAAAAAATCTGTAAACTTGCTAATTTCATTCATGACATCGAGCTTAGTAACCTACTAATCGCACCATCTAAGTTGGATCCTGAAGTCGCACCGCCCATATTAAACTGTTTTGGCATTCTTAAAACAGGACTTACAACTGGTGCGGGCTGTGGATTTGGCTCTACTGGTGTCGTTACAGGAGGTTTTATCGGTCTAATAATTGGTGTCATCTCAGAAGAACCGCCACCTCCGCCAACAACATCAATAGGAACACAAGTGCCAGTTTCTGGATCTAACTCAAAACCAGGCTGACAAGGATTGTATTTTACGTTAATACCGCCAGGAGCGCCTTGACCCCCTATATCTTCTTGGTATCTTTCAATATCTCCTGATATATTTTCTCCATTACCGTCAAAATAACCGTTATTACTCTGCATATCTCCAGAATAACTCACAGTCTCACCATTGGCGTTAACACCTTGGGAACCTACAAAGTTACCATCTTTATCGTAAACAGGGTTAAATTGAACAGCGCCAGTGCCAAGAACACCTGTGGAACCACCTATACCAGTGCCAAATATACCAGAACCGCTACTTTGATTTAAAACTTCAGTAATAGCTTTTTGCCTTCTTTTAGGTGAAGTTCCTAATAAACTACCAAATGGCAATAAGCTAAGAGGATTAAAGCCAGCATCATCAATTTCTTTTTGAACAGCAATACGATCATCTACAAAATCCATAGCTGTATTTAAATCTAATTTACTTTCTGGGCCTAAGCCCTTTGTGCTTAAATCAATACTAGATAAAGGATCTACATTAGATGGAGAAGAAGCTTCTAAATTGTTCATATCACCACCCGCACCAAAATCAAAACCAAGATCAGGCACATTAGCAGATGCTCCCGTAACAGGATTTCCAACGGTTGCACTAAACCCGTCATTAGCTGCAATAGCTGCTCCCATACCTGCGTCTTGATCAATAATAGAAGACAACTGAGGAGATGCAGGAGTAACAGGAGGACCTTGTGGATTTAAAGTATCTGCAAATTGTGCAGCAACAATAGCATCTCTTTCAGATTCATCTAACTGAGGTGAATCTACAATACCTGTAGCAACCTGTGATGGATCTTGCATTCCAGTTGGCATTTGAGCATCAAGTCCTGTAAACGCACTTGCGCCAGGGAAAGGATCACTTTCCATATCAATGTTATAACCAAAAGTAGGATCTTCAGCACCAACGCCAACACCGCCTAGATTATCTGTACCCATATCAATATTTAAATTACCATAATCAGGCGCTATAGGCGCACCTAATGTTGAGGATATACCTTGATTGCCCACTATATCAAAAAAGTTAGGCTCATCAGGCGCAGGAACAAAACCAGGAGGCATCATATCTGGCCTCACAACGCCGCCAAGTAAAGAAGAAACGTCAGGCATACTAACGTTTGTGCCAGGAATGTTTACTGAAAGATTCGGATCGTTGTATTGATTTAAAAAAGCCTCATCTAAAGTATTAACACCAACATCTTCTGTCGCAATAGGCGACGACTCAATAGAAGGTAGCGTCGAAGCTGTATTAAAATCAACAACATCTTTATAAGGATCAAACGCTTCTGTCGCTAATGCAACAGCATTTTGAGCATCAACATTGGAAACAGGCGCATTCGGGCCAATAATGTCGGGAACCTGAGAACTTATAGATTCAAAAGCAACTTGATCCGCTAGTTTATCTGGATCCGTCTCAAAAGCATCAAAATAACTATTGTCTACAGCTGCTTCAGATAACGCATCAATAAAGCCAGGATCTATTTCACCAGGGCCTACACCGCCTATATCGCCTAAACCATAACCTTCACCACCACCAGGAGCCTCGCCAGGTGAACCAAAACCACCAAATCCATAACCACCGCCACGGAAAGCAGGAACACCCATAGGCCCAGGTTCGCCAGTGCCGCCAGATGCACGAAGCATCATCTCTTCACCAGGATTAATATACGCTAACCTATGCGGCTCTCTGCCAATCATCGTTTGGCGCGGAACAGCGCCCCCGCCCATCATCGCTAAAGGCGGCATGAGAGGCGCACCACCGCCAATACCACCAGACATAGGAGGCGGAGCAGTGGGTGTCGGTGGAAAAGATGTGTTCATAGATTGTAAATACTGACTGAAAGTCTTGCGACCACCAGCATCACCGCCAAAAGATTGACCTCCATTTTGAGATGGATTGATTGTCGGAGGTGCCATCGGCGCCGCCATTGGAGGTGTCGGAGGAGGTGGGGGAGGCATTCCCATACCCATCGGAGGCATAGGCGAGGGACCCATGTTTGGTTGAGGGCCGCCAAGTGTTGGGGGAGGAGGACTCATCGGTCCCATTGGGGGTAATGCCATGCAAAATCTCCGTTATGTAAAATATTTAAAACATTCTTAACAAAATATTAAAATTTAATCAACACATTCTAGTAAACCATTTTTCATCATGCTATTCGCATACGTTTTTCTTGTGCAATAATAATAATTTTTGCCGTTCCACTCGCACATCTCCATCGCAGATCTACGCATAAAAGCACGCTCATCGTCCATGCCAGCTATCTTATGACGCGATTGCATCACAGGAACAACCTCCTCTGGACCTTGAGCCTCAAACTCAAAAGAGGTTCCATAATTTACACGGTATCTAGGCAACTTTAGTCTCTACACCTGATTTTACCCCATTGGGGGTAAAATCACTAATACTTCTAAACATAGCATTGTCACGAAATTTTAAATTCCATAAGTTTGATACAACATAGCAATAATCAGTTTCTGCTCTTGAAAGCAAAGACTTTTGGTAATTTTTAAAAAAACTTTCAGTTAAAGGAAGTCCCGCAGCATCATAAGCCGCAACAAACGCAGAAAAAAGATCCTTCATATTAACCCACTCTTTTTCAGATAAATGACTAAACCAATCATCTTCAGTTAACCTGTCAAAGCTAATGAAATAATGATCCTCAAGGTCTAAATGCTTAGTAACGTTATCAATTTCCCACTTCATAGCGCTCTCCTTTTTACTTTGTTCAGTAACGTATGGACTTATATGGGATAGGTCAATGTATTTTTTTTAAAAAATTTTTTTGTGGTGTCAAGGTACTTGATGCTAACTCTGCATTTTTTTGTGGTAAATGTTGGTGGGGAACAGAGTGTAAGGGC